ACCTGTATTAAGCTCGCTCCCTGTCCCAACCCCTGTACTCACATACTCGCTTGGGGCGTGGGTGATGTTGCCTGTGACTTCTTCGAGTTGCCATTTGGTGATTTCGAGGGTTACTGCTATATCGCTGTAGACTAGAGCGTTCACCTGCCCTGTTGTTGTTCCGTCACTGTAAGCAACAACAGAAAACCTTTTCGATTCCGTGGTGCTAAGTTCGCTGGCTATGAACTGTTCGGCTACCGAGCCTCCCGGTGTAATCAAGTCGCCACCGATTGCCACGCTTACATCAGTATTTGCGGCAACTGTCCCGCTGATCAGCTTGACCCACACGCTGAACACGACCGTCCTAGCACCCGCAGGAGAGCCATCGTCTCCCACATTCATTGTCTGGAATATGCGACCGTTAGTAGTGCCATCGAACGTGGCCTGAGTAGGCGAATCAACAACAGCGTTATCTGCTGCGGTATAAGCCGCATTCGTCATATCCTCTGATGCAGTGATCAGATTCCTGACAACCCGATTCCCCTCAAGCCTTGCCTGATTCGACAGAGCAGGAACAATCTTGCCGTAGGCGTCCTTAGAGGTGGCTGTGGTGGCGCGGGTGAAGGAGGGGGTTCGTGACTCGCCGTGATTCGGAGTCAAGGTAGACGTAAGGTTTACAACAAACGTGTAATAGTACGTCCAAAAATCTTTCCACATCTGCTCCAGGCTGGCAGACGTAATACCCAGGGAAACAAGCCAGGCTTTAGCCCTGTCGTTGTAAGCTCCAGCAGGGACATTGACCAGATCCCAATAAACGTGCCAAAGATCGGCTGTCGCGCCAATCGTGCCTGTCAGCGTTTGAAGGAACTCATTTTCAAGTTCCGGTATCCCGCCCCCTACGCCCACCTGGTTCGACAAGTAGGCGTGTTTGATGTCCTGTAGAGCTTCGGGCATTACTCATTCTCAGACGATGGTTCTTTCTTTGCCGCAGCTTTCTTCTTTGCTCGCAGCGCAGACTTCTCGACGTAGGCCGCAATCGTGTCAACACTCAGGCCAAGCTCGCCAGCGATGTCTTCGTCTGTCGTGCCAGCAGCAACCATTGTTTGAACACGCGAAGCATTCTTCGACGTAAGAACTTCTCTTAGATTCTTTCTCATAGTGCAAGACCCTCTGCCCTGTTAATTGTGCGGATGATCTTGTCATCCACTGTGGTATTCGCGCCCGGATCTGCAACCGCATCATGGATGTCACGGTTCGCAGTCGAGAGCAAAATGAAGTTGGCCCCTGTTGCCTGGAGCGCCCAATTCGCTGTCACGCTGTAATCCTCTGTACCAAGGTTCACAGACGCAGCAGCAGCAACCCGCTTGTAGACACTGCCAGCAGTGCCGCCACCAGCGTAGCCACCAGCCAGCAACACGCTCTGCCCTGGACGAACTGACTTCGTTCCATCAGCAGTACCAAAGTCAACAACGCCCCGACCAAGACTTTGCAGATTCGTCCTGGATCGAGGCAGTGCGCCCTGGCGAACGCAGCTCTTTCTATTTGTCAGCATCTTTCTTCACCTTCCTGGGAGGCAGGTAGATCTTCCTGCCGGTAGTGTTGCGGTGCTTCGCGTAAGGCGATGCTTGCTCCGCATACTTCGTGAAATTCGTTTTTGCTTTCGCAGTTCGCCTCATTCTTCACCTCCTGGTAGAGAAGGCCGAGCCCCGGAGAGGGAGCCAGAGCCCGGCCTGGGTTCACCTACTATGGATTAGGTGATCGTGTCAGCCACATGGCCCTTAACGACATGCTCGTCTTCAACACGAACCGCATCCATGCTCATCGCACAGTACAGTTGCCAGTTGAATGACTGGTCAGGTCGCTCTGCTACACGCGCCCAGATATCCTTGGCGACATGGAGGCCGATGCCGTATTCAGTGAAGAACAGGCAATCCAGCTCGTTAGCAGAAGGGACATTCAATCGGGTCGAAACAACCCAATCGTAGCCCATGAAGCCAGGCATGTAGCCGTCAGCCAATGCCTTGCGGTTCTGGAAATCACCAGAGGTTACTTCCATCAGTTGCAGCAACTTGCGGCGCTGCTTAGGCCCGATGACCGCGCACTTCTTTATGTCAGGATCGATGTCGTTGTCGTAGAACAACTCATCAACCTCCAGGATGAAATCAAGATCGATCTCGCCTGAACCGTTACCGATAGTCTGACCAGCAGTGAAAGCGACTGTGCTGCCGTCCTGGTCGAGCGCGTTACCGATTGCGTCAGCGATGATGATGTCATCAACCTGCCGGTTCATTGCCGCAGCCATAGCCTTTGTCAGCTCTGACTGAGGATTGGCGAGCATCTGTGCTACATCTTCCGGCTCAACCGTTTCACCAACATGGTAGGTCGAGATGGAAGTTTTGCGGCCACTCCACGCAGCATCACTCGTCGGTGACGTGGTTCGAGCAGATGATTTCGCGGATGCACTGACTGACGCCAGGCGATCCCATCGGTGAGATTCAGAGTTTTTCGATACTTCCCGAACGTAGTTTCGGAGTTTCGAGCGCGTCTGTTGCGCCAGTTGACGCACGTTGCCTTCAAACGTAAGGACGTACGCATTGTCGATTGTAATAGCCATACCAGGCTCCTATGTAATGAATGGTTCTCATCGTCATCGGAGCTGGCCCAGGTGGGACTCGCTTAGACTACGGTTGCTCTGCCTGGCTTAAGACCTCACGGCTATCTTTATCTCCGTTGACTCCCCGAAGGGAGTCGGCACGAATGGAGATTTAAACCACGACAGTTACGCCGTGTTTGAATTATGGCTCACAGAGAGAGTGAGTAGAATGGACGGATTTACAGTCAATACGAGTAGAGATGCGGCCTGGGTCGGCCAGGCTTTGCTGGCCCAATCCCCAGGTGCAGATAACGACCACCTCCTTTTTGCTGGACGCCTATGACCGTGATTTTCGGATGATTGCTTGCCGCCTTATTGAGCCGGAACGCCAGGCGATGCGAGCATGAGACATCAGCGCATGTGCCTTCTGAATGCTCTCCTGGCTCATCTTTTGAAGCCTCAATAGGATGGTCAGGACAACGATAACCAGAATTGATAATGAGAGCACTGCCAATCGCTGAACGGATCTCCTGCATGACATCGATGAACTCATCCCGAATCTCGTTCCTGCCGCAGCCGCACTTACAGGCAAACTCTTCGCGGGTGAAGTTTTCCCATGTCACCAGTTGCCACCTATGCCAAGCATGGCCCCAACGCGAACGCCTCGATGGTAGAGCTTCGCCTTCCAACGAGACATGCCGCAATCAAGCAGAGCCCGGTAGAACATATCATCCGCCTTCTTCCTGGTTTCCCATTGGCGTCGACACATATCATCGTGAACGATAGCAGCCCGGACAGATGGCCCAAGCCGGTCAAACAGATTTCTCATCCCGATGGGAATTGACGCGAGATCAGTTGACTGCCCGGCCCTGACAACGTACTTGCCGCCAGGCAACCCATGATGCCACCAAATGAAATTGGAGTGCAGGAGAAACGGGTCATTATCAGGGTTATACGTCAGGATCAGAGGGCTGAAGCTCATCACTTCCTCCTACCGTAATCTTCGGCTTGGCGATCTCGCCATCACCGATGGTTCCGCTGACTTCAACCTCGAACAGACCAGCATCAATACTGATAGATCCGGTTGTGCCGCAGCCAGACAGCACCAGGAGCATAAGACCAAACAGCGCCCAGATCATACACGCGCCAATCATCCAGCCTACAACGCCTTCAGGGTTATCTTTCATAGAGGATCTCCGAATGCGGCAGTCGCCACCTGTTGAGTGCCACCAGGCAGCATTCGATACAGCTCCATAACTTCCTGGATTGCTCGCTGCCTTGCGCCTGGTTCAGCATGAGGATTGTTGAAAGGATGCTCCCGGTTGCCCCGGATCTCATCGATCTTCGCCTGAGCTTCCGCAGGGGTCAGCTTCCCGGACTCACCACCATTCGTTGCGCCCGGCGCTGACTCGCCAACCATGCGCTGCCTCATCGCGTCCATCGCCATGTAGTCAGTCGCATCGAACTGGCCGTTCTCTTCAGCATCTCGCCAGGACTGAGGGAGCTGCATCTGGTTCATAAACTGGCGCACACCTTCGATCTTTTGATCGTAGGCCGCACCCCATTCAGTCTTGAGCTGAGACATCGACTCACTGACCCTGGACTGGCGCTCACCGGAAGCCTCTGCCTCCATCTGCGCCATAGCACCAAACACCGCCTTGAATTGATCTTCAGTCAGGTTCGCCTGGTGCGCCGCCTGCCGTACCGCCTCAAATCGCTCAGAGTCAGGATCAAAGCCTTCAACGTCCAGGTTGTACCCGGTAGGATCTTCAGGCATCCCCAAAGACTTGAACAGCGCAGCCGCTTCTTCTGCATTCCTGGGCTTCATCACCAGGTCAGGCATTCGCTCCATGAGCTTCTGCGCGACCTCCATGCGTTGCTCATCACTGGCATCTTCACCAGGCAATGCAACCGCACGACCACGAAACGATCTCAGGTTATCCGCCCACTGCCAGAAGTCTTCAGGGCTCTTTGCGTTCTTTACCTCGTCCCAATCCTTCGCGTAATCAGGGGCGGTATCGAGTAGGTTGAACTCAGGGGTTTCAGTGGTTTCGCCAGAAGGATCTCCAGCGCCAGCACCGGCTTCTTCACCGGCTTCATTCATCAATGGGTATTTCATGTTCGGGCTCCATAGCGTCGATTCTGATTAGGGCTTCAATCACCTGGTTATTGCCGATCATCACCCTCACTTGATCGTCAGCAGCTTTCGCCAGGTCATCTGCCGTGTGATAGTAGTCATCCTTCAGCGCCTCAAACGCCTCCGGGTGCGCCGCTATCATCTGGCGGATCATGTTGCGCTTGCGGATGTTCCGCTTGCGTAATTCCTCAACCGTTCTCTTTCGTGTATCTGTCACTGCGCTCCAGGCATCATCTGAGTCACGTTACTCATGGTCTTGCTGGCAATCTCATCTTGCTCAAGCTGTTCCCGGTTACGCATCATCTGATCCCTCTCCCCTCTCATTTCCTCAACTTCCTCGATACCCTTCATCAGCTCTTTCGGCAGGTTGCGAGCTTCAGCAGCCTTGCGGATGAACTTGTCAACGTCAGGCACATCGAGAGCTTCCGGGAACACCTGGGCAATGGCCGCAACGTCAGCCAGGAAGCCCTGGATTGCATCGATCTCATCTCGCTTCTGAGCCCTCGCCATCGTTCCGAGATACTGGATATCCATCTCAGCATTCGACTCGATAACAGCAGCAGGTGGCTCAGGCAGTCGCCCGGCGCGGAACAGAATGTTGAAGGTTCGCTGAATCAGCGGGTCGAGCATGTAGGACTTCAGGTATCCAAATGTCGCGCCCAGGGTTCTCTGCATCAACTCCATTCGGGCCATCGTTTCTGTCGCAGTCATGGCCGGAGATTCTTTGAGCTGGAGATCATCAGCATGGAAAGCCTGGCGGATAGACTGCACAAGCTCTTGTTTCTGGAGCTGAGAGACATCGAAGGATGCCCCCGACTGGACTACACCAAATGAGTCTTTGTCC